GATTTAACTTGGCCTGAATGAGCTTTTACTGCGCCTTTAAGACCTTTAATAACTTTCTTAACTGAATCAGTATCTTTCTTGTCAAGTGCTTCATTTTGTTTTCTAAGTACTGCTGCAACTTGAGGATGCTTATGAATACCTTTGGAAAGTTTATTCATAGTTTTAACAGCACCAGTCATATTACCTTTTGCATACCTAGGATCAGATGCAATACCAATTGCTTGTTTTATGTGTTTTGGATCGTGTTCTTCTTTTACAGCTTTCTTTGCTTTTTGAAATACTGCAGTGTCGCCAGTTACTAGATCAATTAAATCAGCAAAAGCGCTGAATATAATCTTACGATTTTGAGGTTTAACTTCCTTACCATCACTAATTGATTTCATAGCTGTTAGAAGTTTCATAACATCAGATTTGCCGACTAGACCAAGAGTAGCTAATTGCTTTACTTTACGCATTTTTGGATCCATGGATTCCATATAACTATTACGTAATGCTCCCATTGATGCTGCTTTTTTACGAGTACCAATTGCTTTTGAATCTCCACGGTCTAACATACCATGCATTCCAGTTCCGAGATCATCTTTACCGTGATATCCTTGAGCATAACCTGGCTTAAGCTTTTTAACTTTACCACCTTTAGCTTTAAATGCAGCGATCGCTTTATCATGAGCAGCTTTATCAGCAGCAGACATAGCTTCTTGTCTAACAGTTTCTTCTTTTTCTGGACCACGCTTTGCAGAAAGATACGCTGCTATAGCCATATCTCTACGCTCTTCGTCATTTTTACCTTTAAATTGTGGAGCTTTAGACTTTTGAAAATCTTTGACCCACGATCCTATTCCATCTGATACTTTCAATGGCATTTTCTACTCCTATAATTTTTCTATTTTAAATGATGGTCCTGTTGAATATATACGTACACCTTTTTTATCTACATTAGGCATAATATATTCTTTAGCCCATTGATCAGGATTTGGCCATTGGCCAGAAACAATGATTTCGCCTTTTTTATATTTACCTGCTTTACGATCTTCTTCAAGATTATCTTCGACTTCCGGCAGTGTATATAATCGAGATCTTAAATCTCCTATAATTTCTTTCATTGTTTTCATTTCTTTTTACTTCCTCTTACCTTTGCAGCTAAATCTTTATCAGCTTTACCCCAAGTTCCACTTGATTTTGTTACAAATGAATTTACTCTTGCAAAACCCCATTGTTGTGGAGTAGTCCCTGGTCGGTGTCCTGTCTTCCAAGCTGCTAAGCCACGGTTATAAACTGATCTAAGAACGCTTAATGGCATTCCAGACTTTTCAGCTTTCTTCTTTAAGCCAGCTGTTGCATCTTCGTCGATGTAATCTTTGAATTTCATTAATCGTCTCCAAACATTTGTTTAAATTTCTTAGTGTGCTTACTTAATTTTGTTTTGGCGCCTTTATCTCCTGGTGCTGGTTTATAAGCATTAGGATCATCGTCTCTCATTTTACCTTGTTTCTTAAACTGAGCATCTCTTTTAATTTTTGTAGATTTTTTTAAGCCTGTATGGTAACCTGCAGGTTGAGCTCCTTTTCGATCTTTAATATCTGGATCTTGACGTGCTTCATATCCTGGTGTCATTTTCTTTGCGTACTTAGTTGCTTCAGGTGTTCCAAAATCATATTTATAATATTCGCCAATTGCTTCAACAGCATCAATCCATTTTCTCATTACTTGACCATTTGACTCAACGATCAAATAATTTGATCCACGTCTTATAACTGTTGCCACTACATCTGTTTCTTTAATTACTACTTGATCTCCAGCTTGATATTTTCCGGCTATGTAATTTTCACGGGCTGCACTAGTTTCTAACTGAATATGGTTTTTAAATTCTTTTTGTTCTTTTAGACCCATACCTTTTCGAACATCGTTGTATATGTTTTTAGCGTCAGGATTTGAAATAGACTTTGGTAAACCTTGAACAAATTGAGGAAAGTCTCCATCACTTGCTGCTTTACGCATCTTTGATGCTGACATACCTGATACATCATCAGCGTCAGGATCTCTATCACCTGCTGATATTACATTAATGCCTTGAAAATTATAAAATCCGTGTCTGCCTTTTTTACCATTGTACTTATTTAAAAGTGTTTCAAATTCTGTAGTTCTATCAGAACCCACGACCATTATAACTTTTTTAAATCCTTCATCATAAAGTTTTGTAGAAATATCAAACACACTTTTTACTTTTGTATCTAGCATAATAGAACGTGCGTGTTTAGGAAACATCTTTCTCGAATACTTAATTTTTTTCTTATAGTCTAATGGATTCTTTTTTCCATCTTTTGTTTGAGACAAATAAATTCGATATGGATTTGATTTTGCTGCAGACGATAACTTATTTAAAAGTTTTTCATGACCAACAGTTGGTGGATTCATTCTACCAAAGGTAAAATAAACAACCTTTTCTTCTTCACTTAAATAATTTTTAAAACTTGTAATCATCTTTTTCGCGAGATCTCCAGCTTACGTTTAGTTGGCATCATTCGCCTTGTCATTGTTTTAATTCTTCTTTGCACAGCTGGCATTGCCAAACGTTTTTCAAGGCTCTTTTTCATTGCTATTGATAAATCTTTTTTATCTTTTCCTTTTGCCAATTTTTTAGCTGCATCAGCTCTAGCTCCACGTCTAGCACGTTTTTTCAACACATCAGTTTTAGCCATACGTTTTCTAGCGCGTAAACGAGATCTTTTAAGCTGAGTCTTACGTCGTTTCATCAATCTAGAAAGTTTACGTCTAGCTGAAATAGAAAGTTCTTCATCTACATCAACATCTTCATTAGGCATTTCATCTGGCCATGTAGCTTCGTCAACTGATTCTTCTGTAGGATATTCAGTACCAGCTGATAACGCGTTCTTTGTTCCTAAAGATGCAGAGCTTGTGGTACTTTTACTTGCAGACTTAAATCGTGAAAATCTACTAGTACCTTTTGGACCTTTAACAGGTGTTTTTAAATTTGGTAATTTTTTATCGCGCTTCATTTTTAATTCATGCACGATATCTCTAAAGCTTTTTAAAGCCATTACGATCTCCCTGGTGTATCCCATCCTTTTAATATATTGGGTGAAAAGTTGGCATATGAGAATTCCATACGATCAACAATTTTCACTGCATCACCACCAAGCTTATCAATAGCTACATAACCTTCTTGGCCTGTAGTACGATAACCTCTTTTTGTTTTCAAAAATGTTTTCAAATTTGAAATCTTGTTTAATCTATTTATAAGTTTTAATTTCGCTAGAACTATAGCTCGTTGCAATTCAAACACCATTTCTAAACTAGTTTTATTTTCATTTGAAAAGAATTTTAAAATATCATCTAATTTACCTTGTTGAGCTAATTTGCCTTTTTCACTAGAACGTTTATCAATTTCTTTTTGGTATTTATCTTGAATAAATTTGATCAGCGCAGCAACTCTTTTCTTTGGATCAGGCGGTAATTGACCAGCTCTTACATATTTGTTACCGTGAGTTTCAATATGCTGAGATAACTTTTCATTGTTTTCTATTTGTCTTAACGCACTGCCAGCAATTTTGTTAAATGTTCTACCAGCTAAACTTAAATATTCATTTACTTCTGCTGTTTCTTTTGCTGACATAGTAGCTGAAGTTGCGTCGCCAAGCTGAGCATCTTGCGACCAAACGTTTTTTGATTTCTTTAATTTACTTGCGTTGAAATTATACGAAGCTTTCATCGTTTCAAATGTTCGTCCTTTGTACTCCGTATGCCATACAACTCCAATTTTTGCTGCCTTGATTTGCTTGGCCATCTCCGTGCCAGATGGTATTGCATAAACAATTGTATTGGGGTGGAACGTAATATAGGACTTTCCTTTAATTCTAGATGTTTTAATATCTCCTGGGCCAAAAACAAAATCACCTTGTATTACTCCTTTGATACCTAACTCTGGCAAAAGCTCTAGAGCAAGTTTAAGTTTCTTGTTAAGATCACCTGATGTATCATCATCAACATCTTTTGGTGTTTTATAAACTTTTGGATTCTTATTAAATATACCTTTTTTAGCTACAAAAAATTTACCATCTGAAGGATCTGTACCTGCAAACACTGCAGGTGCTCCATCCCATTTAACAGATACGTTTCCGTCTTTCTCACCAGCTAACATGTCGCGTAAAGAACGAAGTGCTAATATTGCTTCACGTGCGCCATTGACTCCACCATAAATAACTTTATCTTCAATATGAGTCATGTGAGTATTTTTTTGTTCAGTAATAAAATTTTCGAAATTTAACATTATTCGTATACCTTCGCGTAAATTGATGAGATATCTAATTCTGATCCAGCATAGTTAACAAGATCAGTAATTATCTTATCTGCTTTGCCATTAGTTTTATTTTCAAATAAACAACTTAACACATACGTAGCACCCATTTTACTGTGTATTTCATGCGGTTTATTTTCTAAAAAACCAGACATGAATTCATTTTTTTGAATTGTTGGATGTACTTTTTTAGCCATAGCAAAAAATAAATTTGCATATCTTGAACCTTCGGCTTTTTGACTTAAATCCTCAGCTATCTTTTTCAGCTGTTTGTTATCAGGTGCTTTTTTTCCAGCTCTTTTTCTTAATGATTCGATAATTTGTCCATATCCAGCTCTACCACCACGCGCAGTTTTCAATGTAATTTCAAAGTTAATTGCAGCAAATTGTGATGAAGTACGAAGATCTGCTTTGCCACCGTCAAACTCAACTACACCTGATTTACTTCTCCAAAACTCAGAAGCTTTACGTGCAAATGATGCCATAAGTCTGCCATCTTTAAATTTATACACTTTAGCATTTGGTTCTTCATTTTTAACTATACATTTAATATTTTCAAATTTTATTATTTTTTTCAAAGAAATACCAACAAGTTTTTTCTCGTCAAAAAGTTTAACAAGGCTTGCGTTAAGTTCTTGAATAGATGTTGTTGGTAAACTAGTAATTACAGATTGAGAAGTTACTGCCCATATGTCACCTGGATTCCATTTGTCATCACTAAGGTTTGCCATACCTGAATTTTTAAGAGCTTCTTTCTTCTTACTGTAGATTGTTTTCATCACTTTGTCGTCACGATGAAATGTCATACTAGAGTTTATATATTTTTTACGTAATAATTCTTTTGCAGTCCAATAAGATGAATAGTGCCATGATGCATCTAAAGACACAGCATCGTTCATACTTGTTCCACCTATTGAAACTTTACTCATCGAGTTAGCAAGATCAGAAGGTTGAATAGATTCAAATGTAGCTCTTGGGTTGTTTACCATATATTCACAATAAAGACATTGTAAACTTTCGGCCATGGCTGTTTGTTTAGACCCGCCACCAGATCCGCCACCACCTCCGCCAAATACATTTGATTTACCAATTTTATTAGTAGCTATTTTGCCTTTACTTGTATCTAGTATTTGTGTTTTTTTATCTTTTTCAAGACGATCAATAGCTTCTATATTTTCAGGTGTGTTTTTAACTACAATTTCGACGCCGTCAACTGTCGGCATCGCTTCACCATTTTTCATAAGGCGACGAAGAATGTCAATACGTCTTTCGCTTGTTTGCGAGTTGAGTTTTAAAAACTCACCAGGACTCATAGCGACAAAATTTGCCATCTTCTCCTCCAGATATGTTTTAAATCTAAGCATAAAGCTATTTATACTAGATTAACATTTTACCTGGGTCTGAAATTTGGCTTTCTTCGATTGCCATAATCTTTTTTAAAATTATTCTTTCGTTCTTTTGGATCAAACCGCATGAATTGTCTTAAGTCATTTTCTTTTGCCCAAGCTTGAGTCTGAGCTAAACTATGTTTCTTCATTTTATTTCTTTCTTTGAATGTTTAATTTTTTGTTTGATTTCTCTTGAACGTTTATCGTCAATGCAATAAACAGTTTCATCTGTTTGAATTATGAAATAGTCTTCAGGTAACTTTTCACATTGACATTTTTCTGTTTGCGATAGTGGTGGATTTTTTTGCACCCACTGCAGACAGAAAAATAAAAATGCTAAGATAACTACTAGATAAGCCATTAGTTAAGCTTTTCAATTTCAACTCTAGCTTTTTCACGAGCTTTATTAACAGCCGCCTGATCAACTACTACAGTTTGATTCTTACGTCCTTTTGGATTTACTTTTAGAAGAACATAAGTACGAAAACTCATACCTTCCATAGTGACAGCTTTATCAACTACATCGTATTCTGAAACATCGATTTTAGAATATCCAGACTTTGAAACCTTTGTAGTCTCTTCGACTGCAACACCAGCTAGTCCTGTTGAAGAATCATCTGCTGTAAACGATTTTATTGTCATAGACACTGAGTTACTAATTTTATCTCCAAGAACTACTTTTGCTTGATGCATAGCTTTATCCATAGAGAATTGTAAATCAGAAGACAAACCAGTACCTGAACCAAAGATAAGTTCTTTTTCATCTTTAGGCGTATTCACATACCACTTAGGAATTGATTCAGCCTTTTCAGACTGAACTATTTTAATCATTTCTCTTTTACCTGTTAAGCTACAAGCGTTAAGAGCAAGCCCGCCAACTAAGACGAGCCCCACTGTAACAAACTTATTCATTATGATACCTCCGCAAATTTGATAGCGCTTTCTAGTGCTTTTTTCTTACGAAGTTGATTTCCACCAAACCAAGAAGAATAAAGACGATTGTCTTCGTTACGACCTTGTTTATGATCGCAAACATAAGTGACAGAATTAAATGCTTGCCACCAAGAACCTTCAGCGAATTTAGCACCAGGCTGAGAACTCAGTGAGTCAAAACAATCTCTAGCATTTCTTGAAAGAGTTTCTTTATTTAAGTCCATTCCTTGAACTCTTTTATCAGCAGTTCTTGGAAATACAGTATTTAAATACTCAACGTACGTATCAACAGTAAATCTCTTTTTACCAAGAAACTCAGCCATTTCTTTGTAAGTATTAAGTTTTTCATGAGCAATACCTAATGCTTTTTTAACTTCATAAGCATCGAACTGAACTCTATGTCCAACTTTAACAGACTTATCAGTCTTAGCGTCAAGAGAAAGAGATAATGTATTATTGCAGACCACTCTGATTGGAGTAAATCTGACATCAATTGCTTTACCATACTGATGAGGATTTGAGAAAAGAAGATATGAATCAACTCTATCACCGTCAAATAATTCAAATGAATCTTTGACTTTAGCTAAAGCCCATACCATCTGTCCGTTTTTCAACGAACCAGCTGTATGCATTTCGATATCGCCTGACATACAGTATTCACTGAAGAAATTAAATGCATCTTCATTTTGTACTGGATTCCAGTTTTCACCAACGTTAGTTAGTATTTTGCCATCAGTTCCTCTTACAAGTGACTTTTGACCAGTAGGCATTTTCTTACCTTCAAAGTCAATGTATGATTCAACTTCATGTACAGTCCAATCAACACCAGCTTTCTTCATCATTTGCTGAGGTGTAAGATCATTCGATACTGGTACACCTAGACCGTGCCATGGTGTTTCTCCAGCGTATGCCATTGTTTCAACTTCGTGTGCCATAATATATTCTCCTTTAAGCAGCTTTTAAAATTGTTGCAGCGACATTCCACATGTCACCGTTTGTAGCTTTAACTCTAATATTCTTTTTAAGAGATTTTACTACGACACCTTCCATGGCGCCTTTTCGTCCTGACCACTTGACTTTTTGTCCAGTGATAAAAGACTTTGCAGCAGAAGCAGCTTTTAAGCTTCTAACTGTATTAAAGATCTGTGCGATCTCATTCATTTGATCAGGGCTTGCACCTAAGAAAAGTTCGTTTACTTTCTGCATTTGTGAGTTTGTCAATTTATTCATTATATAGTCCTTAAAGTTTGTTTTCATTTTAATAAGTATATTATACCATGTTTCTTATCATTTGTAAACAAAAAAGTGAGCAGTATGTCATTTTTTTTTGTTTTCCTTTTTTCATTTTAATAAGTATATTATACCATGATTCTTCTCATTTGTAAACAAAAAAGTGAGCAAAAAAAAATTTAAATGATGAACTTGTTAACTAATCCCAACCCATTGCCATTTTAGTTTCTTCTGGAACCATATCCATAGTAAATGGTGGATCAAACGTACAGTTGACTATGCAATCTTTTGCACCAGTATTATTTAGTCCAGCTTGTTTTATGTCTGCACTTATTTCGTCTGCCATAGGACAAAACACACTTGTAAGTGTATGTGTTATAGTAACAATCTCATCTGCGATATCAATATCGTATATCAATCCTAAATGTATAACAGAAACAGATGGCATTTCAGGGTCATACACTTTTTCTAAATTAGCAACAACTTTAGCCATAATTTCATTTGTTTCACTCATAATACTAATTCAGCATACGCATTAGGTCTTACAAGTACACTGCCATCTTCTTTTGTGTAAGCTTCATGTTCGTGCGTTTCACCTATTGTGTAACCTACTGCTTTGTACGTAGGAATTGCTTTGTCTCTTGGGTATGACCATATTTTTTTAAATCCTTTTTTACGTGCAAAATTAATAGTGTGTTGTAATAATAACTGTGCTAATCCTTTACCGGTATATTTTGGAAAAACGTAAAGTCCTCTTGATCTGAAAAGAGTGTTACTACATTGATGCCCAGAATTACATGCAACAACTTTTCCATTTTGCAAGTCTTTTATGCCAAAGAAAACACCGCTATAATACGCAAAATTATCATTAGCATATCTATGAATTTTTTGATCTTTATCTGTAGCGTTGATCATAGGAGTATATGATCTTATATTTGGACGACTAGGCCATAATTTACTTGCCCATATTGGATATATTTCTCCCCATTCTATTTCTTTCAATACTAATTCACGAGTATCAGAATTCATATAAATTTTCCTTTATCTTATTCAGCATATCTTCGTCTTCGTTTTCCAAACGTTGAGTCGCTTCTTTTAATTTATCAGATCTTACTTTTTTCTGATTCATTATTTCTTCGATATCTTTTAGAACAACTGTCAGTTTAGTTCCTAATTCATTATCTTCCATGTTATTTTCTCCGCTAATGCCATTCCCATAGTCCAGCCTAAATGACCGGCTCCAGTGTTTACCCATAACCCATTTACCTTTTTAATAATAGGTAACATATTTGGTGTCATTGGTCTTAAACAAGCCCACTTTTTAAATTCAGTATTATGAGCTTCTACAAAAGTATTGTCTTCAACCCATTTAGAAAGTGGTGTAATTCTATTCATAGTAATATCGTGATTCCATCCAGCTAATTCGGCAGTTCCAGCGACTCTGAATACACCATTTGCAAAAGGTGAAGCAACTATTTTTGCGTCATCATCTAAAACAGATAAAGTTGGTATTTTTGGTTGATTGTTAAAAGTAATTGAATAACCTTTTATAGGATAAACATTTAAGCTTGGTACTAAATATTTAGTATAAGCTCCTGCGCATACAACCACATCATCATATTTTTTCTGTAAATTTTCTAAATCTTCTTTATCTATTCTTTTATTTATTAACTTATAGTCATTATAAGTTTCCATTCTTGCTGATAACTTATTACAAAAAGTAAAAATGTCTCCAACTGAATCTTCAGCAGTATACGTACAACCTATCACTCCATCATCTTTAATATTGTATGCATCTAAAAACTTATTGCTTATTTCGACTCTACCCCAACCAGTATCTTTAAATCTATCTAGAGTCTGTCTTGCTTTATCCCAAGATTTTTGGTTTTTGTAAATATGTAATATGCCACACTTGTTTTGATGATAGTCAATATCACTAACTTCTTTCATCAACTCACGAGCTCTTAATGCATATTCAATAGTTTTTCGAGTATTCTTATCATAAGAATTTGTAACAGTAGCTCCAATAAAACCAGCAATCCATTTGATTTTATCCCATGACCAATGATCTGCTCTAAAATATAATGGAGCATCTTTCTTTGTCATCCATTTGAGACCTTTAGCGATATTGCCATAGGTATTCCAAACTTCAGCATTACACACTGAAACCTGTCCACCATTGGCATAACTACATTGTTTTGCTATGCCTTCCGGATCAAATACTCTTACTTTAAATCCTTCTTGTGTTAAAAAATATGCTGTAGTAATTCCGGCAACACCGGCACCTATTATAGCTACACTTCTACTCAATTTTCTTTCCTATCTTTCCTATCATCCAATCTCTCATTCAATATTGCCCTACACTTTGGACATTTATAAACATCTTTTAAAACTTCATCAAGATATATATTACAAACTACACATATTTTTTTAGGCTTCTCCATGTTGATCTCCTAAAAAAAGTGCCGGATTCTGTTTCCAAGCTCCGGCTGGCTCATAAGAATTAAGCGGCTAGCGCTAACTCTTGAGGTGCAAAATTATCGTTTGCATTTATCGTTTTGTTCGCATTAACCGAGCTTACATCCGGATAACTCCACATCGCTATTTCGTCTCTGTCGATCCTATTTCAGCCCCATCAGAAAAACTTGGTAAATAATTCATTAAAAAAAATATATGCACCATAAGCATACACGCAATATATTATAAACTTCAACGTCTTATTCATGCTGTCGTCTGCAGCATATACCCAATGGTGATATTTATCTTTACTCATAATGTACCTTTCAAGTTTTTATGGTGGAGCTGTCGGGTACCGCCCCCGAGTCCAGCAAACCTTTCGCTCTGTTTCATCGTTATATACTATATATTATAACACAAAAATGTACAAAAGTACACAACTTTATGCATAATGTCTACGGTAATTTAACAGTTTATGAACTAAAGCAATATTACGTGCTTTAACAAACATCTTCCATTGAAATGGTCTGTAAGTCATATGCCACCCTCCTCTTTTAAAGTTAGGTGCGTTCCTTCAGCGATTGCCTACTTCCGCCCTTTCGGGTGAACGTGTTAATATTATTTATACAAAAAATGACCTTAATATTATAAATAGTATTATGGCGATTTATAGGCATGAAAATTTAGTTATCGATTTATCCGTTTCAAGCAAATCTAAATTGTATTTAGACGGATTATTGATATTCTTAGGCGACGGATATAAAGCAATTAATATTATGATTGGAAAAAGCAAGAACAAAGAACCTGTACAAAATAAATTTAAAGCTCAACTTACAATGAGGCAAAAACCTAAATTTGTAGATAAGTCACCGGAGATACAAGAAAATGCCAATAGCAGAAATATTAGCGGGAATCGCACTCGTAAAAAGTAGCGTAGATTTTATTAAATCTAATATTGACACGTGTAAAGATATCGGTGAAATCGGCGGAGCCATCGATGGATTACTGAGAGGTCAACAAGAGGTCAATAAAAAACAAGGCAAAAGAGGTCTTGGTGTTAAAGAACAGTTTGACACAACACATATTGCAAGTGAAACTATTGATGCAAAATTAGCTGCAGAGCAGTTACAAGAAGTTGCAAATATGATTAACTTACGCTTTGGACCAAACACTTGGAAAGAAATCTTAGAAGAAAGAGCAAGACGAATTGCAGAACAAAAAGAGTCGATAAGGCTTGCAAAGATTGAGAAGATAAAAGCAGACAAACAATTATGGATTGAGATTAAACAAGTTTTTACAGTTGCTGGTATTATATTTCTTGCTTTAGGCCTTATTGTTGGTGCAGTATGGTATTCGAGACTGACATGAAATCAAGTGAATACGTATTATTGTATATAGTTTGTGTATCGTTTATATATGCTAGTGTTGGTATTATGATGGAAGCTAACGCTGCCGGTAAAATATATCATCCGCCCAATGACTCTAAAAAAATCTATGGGACTAAGAAAGATTATACTCGACAGCAAAAGATACAAAGAGGAGACATAGTACTACCAAAAATGGTTACTTGCAGACTTAAAAAACGAGTAAAGACTAAATCTGGTGAGGAAGTTTGTATATATCAAGGACAAAATAAAACTTATGAAATGGCTATTGAAAATAAATGTCCACGGGAGTATAAATGTAAATATAATCCATTTGGTTCTGAGCCAAATATTGGAAGTGTAATAGAAAGTTTAAATGAGGCAGTAAAATAATGGCAAAATTATTTAAACAGGTTTCAACTCATGAACCTCAAAAACATGGTACAACAATCGGACGTAAACCAATAACATCAACTATGAATAAACATAAAAGACGTAGTTTAAAAAGATATAGAGGTCAAGGCAGATAATGTTTATCGCTTTAGTAATGGCATGTCTTGTTAATAATCCTGACTATTGCAAAATATTAGAAGATCAACAAGGACCCTACGAAACACGAAAAGAATGTAAAATGAGAGCACTTGAAATAAGCAGAGATATACATCGATATTGGCCTTTATATAAACCTGTTCGGTTTAAATGTAAGTCTGTTTCAAACAGTGCACTTACTGCTCAATGGTAATTTAATCCCACTTCTTGTCGTGCATTGCTAGAGCAATAATGCTGTAATGAATAACTTTTAATAAGTCATCTCTATTATATCCTTCTTTCTTGCCATATCTTTGGCAATACTTGATAACGTTACCAAGAGCAAAACCCATACCATGACCCATGTCTTCGATAATTTCAGTCGACTGATATTTGTCTTTGCTGTAATGAGCGTCATAAGTAGTATCAATATATTCTTGCATTTCATCTAGAATTAAATCTTCTTTAAATGCATATATGATTTCTTCTTTTTTGTCATTTCTTAATAAATTTTTCATACTCATTGAGTTCCCTTTGAATTACATCATAATGTTCAATTGCTGCTCTATGAACAGCGTTGTCTTTTTTCGCTAGAATCCAAGACCTTTGGACAAACCAATTACGATCAGTATTGTAGTTTTCTGTGGCAATATCTTCACCTTTAATTTTCGCTGCTCTCATTATATATTTTCTTTCTTATAAATTTTATATGCTTCGATAGTACTATTATTTTGAGCATACGGATTACGTTCAATAAAGATTAACAATTCTTTCATTGTTAATCCTAAGAATTTACAGTCCTTTTTAAGTACTGTCATTGCACCTTTAATTTGCATTACACAATCTCCTTAAAGCCAATTTTTGCAACTTCAAATTTCTTGAAGTCTTTTTCTGAAGTCCAGACTATGAACTCATCGCCAACCATTGAGCTGCGAAGTGGAGATCCATCAAACTTGTAATGGCACACTGTAACACCAGATTGTGGCTTTTCAGACCAAGAAGCAAACGCATTTTGTGTTTTACCGAAAGCATCTTGTAATGCCATTTTCATATCGGTAAAAGGTGTTTCAATAGATGCAGCTGTATAAGGTATTCCGTTATAGCTGTCTTTGTAAGTGATTGATATTTGCATAATAAATTTCCTTTCATTTAAATTATTATATAAGTATTATACCATGCTTTTTTGTAAATGTACACAAAAAAGTGAGCAGATTTTGAAAAAAAGTGATTAACATGTTTACTAAACATAATCTCCCCAATACTCATTCCAAGATCTTGAAACAACATCTTTTGCGATATCAATCTCGTATGACATAAGTTCTTTTTCGAAAAAACTAGTAACTATGTTTTGAGCTTCCTGAAGAGTATCAGACTGAGTAATGATATTCTCTAGATCGCATCCAAAAACTTTTTCTTCGATATCCATGATTAATCTTTTTAAATTTGACATAATAAATTTCCTTTCATTTAAATTTTTATTATACTTAGATTATACCATACTTTTTCACAATTGTACATAAAAAAGTGAGCAGAATTAAAATTAAATGATGAATATGTTAACTAGTTTATTTGCAGATTCTAAACTCATCTATCATAGG